GATTCCTGCGTCTTCGTCTCCTCCTCCTTTACGGAGTCCTCGTCCGATTGACTGGAGCGTTCTGATTCTGCTTTTGGTTGGACTGGCGAAGATGACGTTGTGCAAGCGCCTAATGTTGACACCAGTACTAAAAGTACCATAACTAGCAACAATGATAGCATTGTTTTCTTTTTCTGTAATTGCTCTGATTTGCTCTCGTTCTTCGCCATCTACGCCACCATGTACAAAGAAAACCTTTCGGCCTTCTTCAGCCTTTCCTTTAATTAAATTGTGTAACACTTCCCCATGCTTAGCAACCTGATGATATAGTATAAGCGTATTACCTTCCAATGACAACGCTAAATTCTTAATAAAATTATTACGTTCTGGACATTGCATCAAGAAGTCAATCTCTTCATTATATGTCTTCTTCTTCATATCAGATCTAGTAGGATCTGTATATTTCAATATTAATGCCTTAATTTTAAAGTCAGCAAGATGTTTTTGTTCAATCAACTCTTTAGTTGTAATTACCTGATGAACACTACCAAACAGTCCTTCTAATACTAACTTATGAGTATGGGTTCCATCCAATGTACCAGTGAAACCAAACCTAAATGGAGTATTTGGCATCTTCTCCAGAATGCCCGTTAATGATTTTGCTTTGTATAAATGGGCTTCATCGCCTATAACAACATCAAACCTATCAAACCAAGTCTTTGGTAATTTATGAATTGATTGCCAGGTAGAGATTACTATATTACTATCAGTATGTTTATCTACACCACCTTGTATAGTATATATATCATCTGCAGAACATCCATAATCGACAAAGTCACCCTTCATTTGATGTACCAGTGATATTGTTGGCACTATTATTAGTGTAGGACTTTGATACCATTTAGTCAACATATAAATGATAAAAGATTTACCAGATGCAGTAGGTGATAAAATTAACTTGCGTTTTGATCTAACACTTTTTACAAAAGACTGTATTTGATAATCCCTAGGCTCATGTACGGGATTCAACTCTTTAATAAAGTCTCTAGCATCTTTAATTGAGAAAGAGTCTTCAATCTCTAACTCTGGATCAATAGTTATCGTATAGTCTCTAGTTTCAGCAAACTCCTTTACATAGTCGATTAAACCGGCATAGAGCGTATTATTACGACGGTTATACAGTCTAATGTTACCATCCCACATCTTGTTTCTGTAGGTGGGCATAAACTGATATCCTGGGACTTTGAAAGTAAAAAAGTCGGATAATTCTTGAGATATTCCCGCGTCAGCTGATACTCTCATATAGACATCATTGAGATAGTTTACACTAAGCTCCATTAGTAAACCTAATCCAATCTACTGCATTTTTGATTTGAAATCCTCTTGTATTGATAGACTTCAAGATCTCATTACAAAGATCAACTTTTTCTTGTTGTACTGCTCTTTTCTGCAAGAGCTCTATAATATCTTTATCAGCATCAATATACATTTGTATATCTGATCTCATAATCTTGAGAGGATTTGGTTGCCATTCGCGCTCGATCAAATCTTCATCAGATATTGTTCCAACATAATACTCATGCTTGAGACGCAATAGTTCTTTATGCTGAAAGTCAATACCTTTCAGTTTTAATCTTTCTGCTGAATATATTTTGAGATATTTACTATGAAGCTGTGGAATTTTCATAGATTCATCTGCGAGCTCGTCACGCTCGATTTTTGCATCATTAGCCCACTTTTCGTGGATTTCATCAATAGTCATAAATTATAATTTCGTTATATCAAATTGCCTGAATCTAAAATCTACAGTTGCTGTTACATAATCAATATCTGCTTGTTGAACATCAAACTGCACATCACTTAGACTTACAGGATACAGGTCTTTGAAATTAATTTCAACATTAGAATTCATATTACTGGATAAAATCATTAATACTGCATCTGAATATAGTTCACCTTGTAATCCTGTTAATGCTGCATTATCAGCAACAGCATCTTTTCTTTCTTGGAATGATTCCGGAAAACCGATACCTCTGATCCAGTCATACAATTCTCTATAGTTGACCATATCTTCATCTACTTTAAACTGAACAGAGAGATTACCAAACGTTATATGATCACCAGGTAAAGGAATTGCAATAAATGGTGTTGGTACAATACCCTCACCAACAGCTACTGATGGTATATTAACTGCCTGAACAAAGTAGTTTGTCTTTGGTGTCTTCTTAATCTGAAACTTAAATCCAACAGGTGATAAAAAGTTCTGATTATCAATTTGATCTGTTAATGCGCTCATGTTATGCTCCTCATATATTTATCCAACAAAAAAGGGCGACCTCGAAAGAAGCCGCCCTGATCTGAGAGGTTGGTTAATCCAACTCTTATTGTTAATCCTACATTAGGTTTTTAACATTAACCAATCTGTAGTAGATGTTGGCATGAGTGCTTGAAGCAGCGAAACCAATTGTACCATCGGCTTGACCGGTAGCAAACGGGTTAGCAACAATACCATACCGTGTTTTAAAGCCAATTTTTGGCTGGAAGGTGTCTTCACCAACCGCACGTACCATTTGTAGCGGTACATATGGGCAGTAGAATAGACCTGCATCAAAGGCGCTTGAGCCTTTGTAACCAACAGTGTAATACTGACGACCACCAGACGAGCTAGTGAAGTATGGGTCAATGTATACACGATAGCGGCCGTTTAGTACACCAGCAAATGTATTGCCTGTGTCGTCCACTTGTAGGTTGTTGTTAAGAGCAGGTGTGTAATCTAGAACACCAGCCATTTGTAGAGCAGAAGCAACATCAGAAGATGTAATAATGATGTTACCTTTACCGCGACGAGTGTCACGGGCAATGCTGTTAGCATCACGCTCGATTTGGAACATTAGGCCTTTGAATTTTTCAACAGACCAACGACCGTTTGAGTCAACGTCTAGATCGAAAGAACCAGCTGTAGTGACGTTACCTTGATCAGCACCTGCTTTAGCAGAGTAGTTGATTGTACGGATAACTTCACGGTTGATTTCAGCTAGAATTTCAGCTGATAGAATATTTGACAATTCTGTTTCAGCATCTAGGCCATGAATAGCTCTTAGGTCCTGAGCAAGTTCCATTGAATACTCAGCTTTTAGCGCACGGCTAACGGCTGTGACTGAAACTTTCTCAACTGAGAATGCCATCTCGTTGAAAGCATTCTTAGCGCCGTCACCAAGGGCTTCAGCATTTGCTGTTGACATACCAGTTTCAACTGTATAGCCAGAACCTGATGCACGTGCATTTGGATCTGTACCAGTCTGACCAGTACCAGCAGAAGCGTTAACTGCTTGGATAGAGGCTGTGTTACCAGCAGCAGAAGCACCGAATGTTGTGTCGGCTTCGTTATAAAGAGCTTCTGTGCCTGATTGTGTGCTATAACGTGGGCGTAGAGCAAAGATTAGGCCGGTTGGACCTGTCATTGGCTGAACACCGCAGATGTCATAAGCGATTAGGTTTGGCATAGAACGACGAACCAAGCTGATAAGCACTGGATCGTAGTTGTCTACGCTACCACCGGTTGCGTTTGCTGGAGCAGCTTCACCCAATAGGGTTGGGGCTGCATAGCCGGCTGAGCCGTGTGCGTCTTCTCTGGCTGCACGCTCTTGGTTTTCAAGAATTGTAGCTAGGGTCTGACGGCGATGAACGTCCTGAATTTGTGGAAGATCAGGATGCTCAATAATTGGCTGCCACTTTGTTGATAGATCTTCAGAGTACATTTGTTTTCTCCTGTTTGTATCTGTTATACTATAATTTACTTCTTAATTGTTCTGCTGATCGCTGCAGAGTACATTTGCATTGCAGGATCAGTAGCTTTGGATTCCTGATCCTCATTGTCTTCAAGAGCTACTTCATCAACTTCAAGCTGTACAGCTTTGTTTGGGAAGTAATTCTCTTTAACGACTTCGAGTTTTGAACGGAAGTCATCATCACCATCATAATCAATACCTTCAGCAAAAGTTCTCATTTTTTCAACTTCTGTATCGGCTAGGCCTTCTACAACTGAGTAAAAAATGTCTTCTGCCTTGTGTTCGGCAACTACTTTTGACATCACAGCATTTTCAGCAATCTGTCTGTTGAGTCTGTCTTCTAGGTCTTCAACCTTAGAAGCTAGTTCTTCAACGACATCTACTTTATCTTCTGGGACTTCAATGTAGTGTTCTGTGAATAGAGTGTGTAGACCTTTAATAAAGTCTTCAGCTAGTTCTGCACGAATACCTGATTCAATAGCAACTTCATTTTCTTCTTTCCACTCATTGACGGCATAAGTTAGATATTCGTCAACTCTTGAAGTCATCTCTTCGGATAGCTCAGCAGTTGTTTCTTCTAGCTTAGATTCATACTCTTCTTCAAGACGGGCTTGGTCCTGAGCAACACGAGCTGCAACGGCAGCATGGAACAAAGTTCCAATGTTTGCTTTGAATTCATCAGAGAAATCACCTTCACCTAGTAGGGCATCAATATCTTCGGTAACGTCGATATCAACGGCTTCTAGCTCAGCTTCATCATCTGATTCAATTTCTTCTGTCATTGAAGAGTAAAAGTTTTGGAGATCAGCCATTTTACGGCCACTCATTGCATTAACCATCGCGGCAATCATACCGGCTTTGGTGCCTGGAAGTTTGGGAGTAGCTTTCTCGCCACCATCCTTATCAGCCTTACGCTTACCAGCGCTTTTAGCAACTGGCTCTGGAACCTCAGCGGCAGGTACACCTGCACCACCTGTATGAGGAACTGTAGCTTCGTCTAGGCCGTCTTCTAGGACTACTTCTTGTTCCTGATTAGACATGTCTTTTTGCTCCTTAATCGATTAAGAACGATGTAGTATATCGTTATCTATTTATAATAAAAGTTATTTCGAGAGTAGTTTCATTGCAGATTCGAAAGCTCTTAAAGATCTCTCTTCTTTACTTCTTCTACTCTCAGTGTCGTTTTCAATTTGTTCTTTAATTTGTTCTAGGTCAACAGCTCTAAGTGCGCCATTATCCCAAACCCACTCGACGCCTTCCATGATGCCATTTACAAATGCATCTGGGGCGGAGGGATCAGCAACAATGTCAGCTGCTGTAGCTAGATAGAAGTCCTTTTGGACTTCATTAACACCATCTCTGTTTGGCTTCAAAGTACCCATACCTCTTGATGAAACACCAAGCTGAGCACCTTCACCAATAAGACCTTTAACGATTTGACCATAAGGTGAATCCATAATTTTGGCTTTACCAATATAGTTGTCACCGTCTTTTTTAAGATCTGTGATAAGATGTGAAACACGTTCTAGATTGATGGTAGGACCTTGTGGATGACCTAGCTCACCAAAAGCACGTTTCTTTTCTACATATTCTTGAGTGTAGCGTGCTACTTCTTTGTCAAGTACTTCGGTCGGATAAACACGACCGTTACGGTTCTTGACATTGGATTGCATAAAGACACCTTCAATATAGAGGTTCTTTTTACCTGTGGCTTCGTCGAGTACTTCCTCAACGATATTAACTGTTTCGTTTACTTCAGCAAATAACTTCATTAAACTTCTCCACCTTCTGCTACTTTAGTACCGAAAGCTGCTGCAACTGCTGCTACAGTGTCTGTAGGACGTTTTCTAATAACTATTTGACCATTCGCAGGAACGCGAATTGAACTTGCAATCCCACCACCATTTTCAATTGAGCGCGTATTAGCAACTGTGAAAGTTCTAGATGTACCATCATTTGTTAGCAACACTGCAGTAGCTAGATAAATGTTTGATGCTGAACCTAGAGCAACTGTATTGGCGAGTGGTTTAACAGCCATAGTTTATTCCTCGTCTTCAGTAATGAATTCGTACTCGTTTACAAACTCGAGAACCATGTCGAAGCCTTCGTCTGTTTCTAGAAGAATATCAAATGCAGCTCTGTTTTCTTCTGAAAGGGCTTCATAGACTTCAGCGATAGCTTCAGCAATGTCATCAGTAATAACTTCTGATTCTTCTTCGAACATATCGTCTGTGATAACAACTTCTTCATAAGCAGCTCTATCTTGATTATCATCAGAGTCTTGATCGATATCAGGAGTCTTCTTATTTTGAGTCTTATCATACTCATAGTCAGCAAGACGCTTTTTCTTTTTCTTGCCGGGAATTGTGCCGTCGAACTGACTATCATCTGCAACAGGGTGCTTAGCTACATCTGTAGCATGCTTATCTGTGAAATCTTTGTGACGTGCGCCTTTTGGATACGCATGACCTAGACCAGCACCTGGAACAGCAACAGCTCCTGCTTTCTCACTAATCTCCTTGAACGTCTTCATCTTCTTCTTCCGTTTCTGTAGCAGTATCTTCTGTACTGTCATATTCGATTTCTGGTTCAACTTCAGGTTCAGATTCAGATTCTACTTCAGGATTCATTAGTGTTGAAGCAACTTCAACTCTTTGTCCTGCAATAACATCACGAACCTTATCAGTCATTAGATCATTAATTGCATCTTGCGCACTAGCTGGTCTATCATTAAGAAAGTCTGTTACGACAGATTTAGCTAATTCGTAGTTTTTGTCAAGATCATATTGATCGTTAGTTTTAATTTCATTATCAGGCATAATAAATCCTTTCGTGCCATTATTTATAATTCTTTATTACTATCTTGCACTCAAAATTGAATGTGAACCTAGATATGTTCCACCACCATCTACAGTTAAGAATGTAATAACATCAAAGTCTTGACCTGTAGAACTCATAGTTGGAACATTACCATCTGTAAACACTACATTATTTGCATATGTAAGTTGTCTGTTACCAGTAATATCTTGTTTACATACCAATGTAACAGATACTGCTTTACCAGCAGGTGCATTCGTAAATTGAATTTGAGTACCAGAATTTAAAGTAAGGTTAAACACTGTAACGTTAGTTAGATCCAATGGTGTTGTTCCAGATGTTACTATAAATGTATTGACGGATTCTGTATATGTTGTTAAATTCAGTGGTGCATTGATAGTTAATGATGTACCAGTAAATGTATCAGCTGCATCGCTTCGCAAGAAGCTGCCTGAACTAATACCGTCAAGTAAATCAGCATCTAGACCGGAACCAGAACCATCAACTGTTTTAATTTTAGTTAATACTTCAGCAGCGGTATCGGGAGATCCTGAAGGACCCGTTGGTCCCGTTGGACCGGTTGGGCCTGTAGGACCAGTTGGACCAGGATCACCTGTTGAACCCGCTGGGCCAGTTGGACCAGTTGGACCAGTAGCACCTCTAAGATCACCAGTTGAGAATCCAAGTCCATCATCAGATGTAAATGTTACCACCCCTGTTGGCGCTGAATAGCTACCTCCCGTGAATCCATCACCAGTAGCTCCTGTAGGACCAGTAGGACCAGTAGGACCAGTAGGACCAGTAGGACCAGGATCACCTGTTAAACCAGTTGAACCCGTAGGACCTGCAGGACCAGTTGCTCCAGTTGAACCCGTTGGACCTGGATCACCTGTTGGACCAGTTGGACCAGTTGGACCGGTTGGGCCTGTAGGACCAGTTGGACCTTGTAATGCTAGATTAGTAATTGTTGACTTTTCCCACTGGCCGGCAGTAACATCATAAAATGGAACCAGATCAGAACCTGTCGCGTCAGTACCAGTTGTAAATGCCGTTAAAGCAGCGCCAACGTTAGTAGCATCAGTTACATCAGCCGAAGTCTCAATGCCATCTAACTTTGTACCATCTGTTGCAACATCTCTACCATCGACTGTGCCAGTAAGTGATAGATCACCATAAACCTGGAGTCCAGTGGGTAGAGTAGACAGTTTTTCCGCATTATTATAGTATAACGAAATCCCAAAGTTTTCTGTAGACCTAATTAGAGTTTCGTCGTTGCCACCCTTCAACCATACTCGAGACGAAGCCTTTAAAACAAGATCTCCTGTGCCAGTATCTTCAATGTAGCTGTTAGAACCGTTATGATAAATTTTTAAATCACCATCAGCTCCAAAGAGAGCTTTATCATTATCTGCAAATTTAATATCATTGCTATTTGTTTCAAGATCACCACCAAGTTGAGGTGTTGTATCTAATACAATATCAGTACCACCATTAGGACCCGTAGGACCAGTTGGACCGGTTGGGCCTGTAGGACCAGTTGGACCAGGATCACCTGTAGGACCCGCTGGGCCAGTTGGACCCGTAGGACCTGTTGGACCTGCAACGGTACTATCAGCACCTGCAGGACCTGTTGGGCCAGTTGGACCCGTTGGGCCCTGTAAGGCAAGATTGGTAATTGTAGATTTTTCCCATTGACCTGCCGTAACATCATAGAATGGTACTAAATCACTTCCCTCAGCATCAGTTGCTGTTGTAAATCCTGTTAGATCAGACTTCAATTGGGCAGAAGTGTTGGCTACTTGAAGATAAGCAGCAAATCTTGGATTGGTGTTTGCTTTATATGCTTCGAGAGCTGTATTGACACCTTGTACTGCTGTTAGAATACTTCCAGCTCTAGCATTTGCAGATACCGCTAATGTTCTAGCGCCCTCTGCTCTTGTGTTAGCCGCGGCGGCATCCGCCAACGCTTGTACTGCTTTTGTATTTGCTGTAGCAGCTGTACTTACAACACTAATGATTCTTGGGTTCACGTTTGCAAAAATTGCATCTTCTCTTGCATTAACGTATGTATTAGATGCTGCATATGCCTTAGTAGCATATAATGCTGTTGCATTTGCAACTTCCAAGAAGGGATTAGTTACTGAGGCAGCAACTGTAGTTGTGATTACAGCGTTATTACCACCATTGAATGGACTAATACCAGTTATATCACCAGTTAACTGGATGTTTCTTGATGTTGTAAGTGTATCTGCAGTTGTAGCCGAACCTGTAACATCGCCTGTTACATTGCCAAGTAAATCACCAACAAAGTTGTTTGCTTGTACTGATGCAAGATTAAATGATCCGTGAGCTGTATTAATATTTCCTGCAGGTTCAGGATCATATTCTTGAACTATCTTAAATCTTTGATCTGTTGTATCAAAGAAGAAACCTGAGTGGGTATAACCTACACCTGATGTGCCAGTATTTCTATTACCCCAGAAACCAAAGTCGATATTTGTTGGTGCAGCATTACCTTGCCAAATGTCTCCTACAGTATGACCGGTTGTTGCACCAAAATTAATACTAATACCATTAGCAAGTGCTTGATCAGATCCAGTAATTGCAATATTTGCTGCTTCGGTTGTTGAGAAGTTATCTAATGACCATGAGAACGTGTCTGGTGTAGCATTATTATCGATCTTAACATAGAATGAAGTAACAGATGCAGTACCAGTATAATGTCCTGCAAAAAATGCATCATCAAGACCCGTACCAGTAAAGTTTGTTCCTGCTTCACCAATTGAATCACCAGACAGTACATATTGATATTGGGCACCAGTTGAAATATTTTGCTGTGATGTTGTGGTTGTTGAACCAACAACTGTCAAATCACCATCTACTTGAAGATCAGAACCAATGTGTGCTGAATTTCTAACACGGAATGAGTTTACTGAGTGGTTTTGCTGGTTAACAAGCAATGTGCCGTTTGCTTGAGAGGTTACAACCCAACCAAGACACATTGGATAGTTTGGATATGTTGGTGATTGATTTTGAACTGCCCCAGGCGTTAAACCAACAAAGAAGTTATCTCCTGCACTTAGTCCGGTAGTATCGATGCCATCAACTTGACCTGCAATAATACAATAACCATATGAGTTGTTTGGAATATCAGAAGCGGCAAGACCTTGAGCATTATAGGCATTTACGTTAGTTGCATCAGCTAAACCTACTGTAGGAACATCTATGGTTCCAGCTGTATAGTTACCACTAAAGTATAATGGCTGACCTTTATTAATGGTGGAACCAGTATTGTTGTATACTCTTTGATGCTCTTCAATACCAATTTCGTGTACAACATTTGCATCATCGCTGTAATAATTCAGTGTTTTGTGGGTTGCATCATAGAATAATAAACCTTCCTGGTGAGGGGGATGGTCGGTGTCTGTACCCATTCCAGTAACATTAAATTCTAAAAATGTATTTGTTACTAGTCTATGTGCAGAAACAGTATTTGCAAAATCAACATTAGAAGTTACTGTTACACCACCAGCAAGAGGAACATAATTATCAAATCTTGGATTAGTATTTGCCTTATATGCTTCTAGTGCAGTATTAACACCTTGGACTGCTGATAATACACTTGTAACTCTTGTATTTGCAGCTGCATATGCTTTGGTCGTATATAATGCAGTTGCATTTGCGACCTCAAGATATACATCAGCATTAGCAGTTTCTAAGTATATGCTAGCATTTGCCTTTTCAAGATATAAGCCAAATCTTGGATTAGTATTTGCTTTGTATGCTTCTAGAGCAGTATTGACCCCTTGTACGGCTGTAAGAATATTGCCTGCTCTTGTGTTTGCATTAGTAGCAATAACACGAGCATCTTCAGCTCTAGTATTTGCAGATACTGCTAGTGTTCTAGCACCCTCTGCTCTAGTGTTGGCTGCAACGGCTAAAGTTCTTGCACCCTCTGCCCTTGTATTGGCAGCCGATGCGTCTGCAAGAGCTTGGACTGCCTTTGTGTTGGCAGTGACTGCAATTGTTCTAGCACCCTCTGCTCTAGTGTTGGCCGCAACAGCTAAAGTTCTTGCACCTTCTGCTCTTGTATTTGCAGCTGCAGCATCAGCCAGAGCTTGAACTGCTTTTGTGCTAGCACCTTCTGCTCTTGTGTTTGCAGCTGCAGCATCTGCTAGCGCTTGTACTGCTTTAGTGTTAGCAGTTGCTGCAATTGTCAGTCCAGCACCAGCTCGAGTATTTGCAGTTACTGCTAATGTTCTAGCACCTTCTGCTCTTGTATTTGCAGCTGCAGCATCAGCCAGAGCTTGAACTGCTTTTGTGTTAGCTGTAGCAGCTGTACCAACGACACTAACGATTCTTGGATTGACATTTGCAAATACGGCACCGGCATCACCACCAGCTGCTGGATCAGCAAAATAGAATGTTGAATTGCCTGTACTGTATAATATAGTTTGACCATCTGTTGGGAGATTATCTGTGACATCTGTTAGCTCAGTAATCTTAAATCTAGTGTTTGTGTTAGCTTTATAAGCCTCTAGAGCAGTATTGACACCCTGTACTGCTGTAAGAATATTACCAGCTCTCGTATTAGCGGCAGCTGCATCGGCTAGTGCTTGAACAGCCTTTGTGTTAGCTATGGCTGCTGTATTAATGACACCAATAATTCTTGGGTTGACGTTAGCTTTATACAAGTTTAATTTGGTGTTGGCAGATGCACCTAACGTCAATGCAGCACCTGCTCTTGTATTAGCAGTGGCTGCAATTGTTCTTGCACCCTCTGCTCTCGTGTTAGCAGCAGCAGCATCAAATAATGCTTGTACTGCTTTAGTGTTTGCAATAGCTGCTGTACCAACAACACTAATTATTCTCGGGTTAACATTGGCTTTATAAGCCTCAATTGCAGTATTAACACCTTGTACAGCTGTTAGAATACTTCCAGCCCTAGTATTTGCAGATACTGCTAGTGTTCTAGCACCTTCGGCTCTTGTGTTAGCGGTAGCTGCATCTGCTAATGCTTGGACAGCTTTGGTATTTGCAGATACTGCTAGTGTTCTAGCACCTTCGGCTCTTGTGTTAGCGGCAGCTGCATCTGCTAATGCTTGCACTGCTTTAGTATTAGCAGTTGCTGCTGTAGACACTACTGAAATTATTCTAGGATTAACGTTTGCAAAAACACCATTAACTTGGGTATCTTCAGCAAGATCTGCTAAACTTACACTAAACGCTTTACCGTCTTGTGTTAGGATCTTCAAATTATTATTAGCTGATGTAAACGCAAGATTGCTAATTGAAGTGTTAGCTGGGATATAATTTGATACGTTTGCTACTTCTAAGTAAACACTAGCATTGGCTTTTTCAAGATAAGGATTTAGATTTAACTGATCACTAAGATCATTATATGATCCAGAAGTGGCAACTGTAGCTAGATTAGCAACTTCAATATATTTTGTTGTATTGTTTGCAATAACTGATACTGCATTTGCAACTTCTAGATACTTGGTAGTATTGTTTGCAACAACTGATGCTGCATTTGCCACCTCTAGATATTTGTTAACATAAGAATTAGCGGCCGCATATGCTTTTGTGGCAAACGTAGCATTAACATAAGTGTTAGAAGCTGCATATGTATTTGAAGTAAAGCCATATGATGATATGTTTGCTACTTGTAGATATTGAGATGCATTAGCTACTTCAAGATAAATGCCAGCATTTGCTACCTGAAGATAATTTGTTGTATTGTTGGCAACTATTGAAGCAGCATTTGCTACCTGCAAATAATCTGATACATCAACTGTTAATGTAACGGTTGCACTATTAATAGCTGTCTTCAATACCCCAGGTGATCCATTTGATACCAAGTCAAATGTCCCACCGGATGAAATAGCTTCTTGACCAGCATCAGCGTTTATTGTAAACCCTAGAGTTGGAAGACCACTTAGATCTGAATATTGGCCCGATGTTGCTACAGTTGCGGCGTTGGCTACTTCAAGTCTTTTACTAATAGCTGTAGTAGCTTGAGCAAACCCACTTGAAACATTAACTTGAAGGGCATATTTAGCAGTATTATTAGCAATTAAAGGAACAGCATTTGCTACAGATAACTTTGTTGCAATGTTATTTGTAACTGTTGTTGAAAAGTTTTCATCATCACCTAACGCCGCAGCCAACTCATTGAGTGTATCTAATGCGGATGGTGCTGAATTCACTAGAGCAGCTACTTCTGCAGATACTGTTGCTGAAACAAGGGTATTAGAAGCAAATCCATACGAGGCAATATTTGCAACTTGCAAGAATGGTGTTAATTCTGATTGTAGGAATGTATTAGAAACATATGTTTCCGTTGGACCACCATTAGCAGATTTTGTTTGAAGAGAACCATCTATGTTTTGCAGAATAAGTTTGTTTGCACCTTGGCCAATTTCCATTGATGATACACTAACAGATCTAAGATTATCAGATCCATCATGTATTAGCAAATCACCATTTGCAAATGTAGAAATTTTAGTACCATCAATATCTAACGAATTATTTGATAGATACAAATCTCTCCATCTCTTAGTTGATGTACCAAGATCGTATGTTACGTTAGCACTCGGAACAAGTGATGCAGATAGTGTAGCAAGATTTGCAACTTCAAGATACTTTGTAGTATTATTAGCAATCAAAGGTACAGCATTAGCAACTTCTAGATATGCATCAGTGTCACCTCCACCAGCATCTGCACCAACCCATTTACCTAAAGTAGCATTATATTGTAAAAACTTACCATCAACTTTGGCTGTATCTCTATCGACATCATCCAAAAATTCTAGGCGTACTTCACCACCACCGCTACCCCCAGTAGAAAGAATTCCTGCTTGTACTTGGTTCGTAATTTGTTGCTTAAATTTTTGAACATCTTTAATGATTGGATCAATATTTGGAGTTTCACCGGGCTCACCTTTGTCACCCTTTTCACCCTTCTCACCTTGAGGTCCCTGCGGACCTTGGTCACCTTGGGCGCCGATGATGCCGGTAAGACCGCGCTCCCCTGGATCACCCTTGTCACCTTTTTCGCCTTGTGCACCTTGATCGCCTTTTTCACCCTGTGGACCAACAGCGCCGGTCAGTCCTCTTGGACCTCGCTCGCCTTGATCACCACGATCACCATCCTTACCTGGTTTCCCAGGAGCACCGGCTAAACCTCTAGGTCCAGCTGGACCCTTTTCACCTGTTAGACCTGTATAACCTCTATCACCCTTTTCACCCTGATCGCCTTTTTCTCCCTTTTCGCCTTTAAGAAACTTTACTTCAAGTTCTTCGTTCGTATTATTGGCTTGTGTAATGTTTCTGCGGGAAGGTTGCGAGTTTTTAAGTTTTTCCTCAAGCTGTTTTACTTCTTCTTTGAGGTCATTTTTGAGCTTTTCTTTTAAAGCATTACCCAACTTAACTTGATGTTGTTTTTGGGCAGCCAAAAGACTTGATAGTAGTTTAGCACGTTCTACTTCATTCATCTAGATCCTCCCACAAAATAGAATCGTCTTCATTATTTAAATTATTCATAAAATTAGTCATTTGTTCTACTAATTTTTTTTCTTCCTCAGTGGGTTCGGGATCAGGTTCGAATGGTATAGTATTTGCTACCATTATCTGCTCTTGTTGATCATCAGGGCTTGTATCCTGATTTTCACTTCCACCTTCACGGTTCATTTGTTGATCCATTTGTGAAATATCTTCATCAGTCATTCTTAAAATAGTCTTCTTGACGTACTCTTCAGAAATAAATTTACCAATATACGGCTCTACAGCTTGAAGCATTTGAAATCTATTTTGCATCATTTCAGTATCTTTTGCTTCTGCAAAATAGTTATCACGTTTAAAGTCATATCTGATCTGAAACTTCATTTCATTCCAGTCATCTTCAGTAATAACACCTTTGAGAATCAACTGAATTCTAAGTGATTTATGAAACAATTGACTAAATTTGTTACGTAATCTTTCAATGAACTTAGCAAACTTAACTTCATCACGACTAATTTCACTACTACGACCCAACGTAAAGTTGTTGTCTTGTTCCATTCTTGAAATAGGGACATATAGTGATTTGTATAGTTTCTTTTGGAAGTATTCTACATCAGCCATTTCGCCTAGGTTTTGTCCACCTGGCAATGTAGAGATCTCTGTACCACGACCACCTTCACGACGAGGTAGCCAATAATCTTCCATCATTGTCATATGCTTACGGTCATCTCTAACCTCACCAGTACCTGCATCGTAGATTAACCGGTTCTTATGCTTGACCATCATATCACGAAGATATTGTTCGGCTTTAATTTTAGGAAGATTGCCTACATCAATATAGAAGATCCGGCGTTCTGGTGCTCTTGTAATACGATAGATTACCACTGCATCTTCAAGCATTCTCAGCTGATTAAGTGGCTTAATCGCCTTATGGAGATGTGAAAGAACTTGTTTGTTATTCTCATCAGTTAAACCTGATGTTATGTGAAGAACAGAATCCTTAGCAATTTTTACGCCTGTATTTGTTGCCGTTGGATTGGTACCAGTGGTATAACTACCACCAACAAAACCTTTTTCATTGTATATAAAGTATTCATTAGGCTTCTTATGGACAACAATACCAGTTTGTTTGTCTTTAGTCTTTTTAGTTTCACGAACCTTTCGGATCTTGCGGGGATCGATATAACGTAGTTCTTTAATGCCTGCTCTGATATCTTCACGATCGACAACAGCATGATAGTATAGCCTGCCATCTACGTACCACTTTTTGAAAATGTCATAACCACTTTGTTCAAAATCCATCAGTGTCAGGATTCGATCAAATTCTTCTTGAATCTTTTTCTTGATACCGGCGCTAGCTTTGATATCATCTAGGTTTATTGATACCGGCTCTTCTTCAGATGTAACAATTGAATCGTTTACGATATCATCAATAGCTGATTCGCACTCTGGATACATTGCCATTTTACGGTAACGTGTTACTAGCTCACTTTCGGTCTTTACTGTACCTTCGAGGTCCAGCATTTGACCATAACCACCACCTGCGGCTAAAGAGATAGCACCATCATCGGTCTCTGTAGAGACGAATGACGGTGTATCTTCTTTTTCTTCTTGTGCTCGACGAATTTCAAAGCCGAATAGCTGTGCCACGATTTAGCTCCTTTTTTTACATTATAACTATTTATCGTCTAAAAAGGCAAGCTAAAAAGACGACTCAATAGAGCTTAGTTGCCACCGGCGTTGCCGGTTGTGCCTGCGCTTACTTCCCAATAATCATACTGGAATTCTACTTCAAAGTTCTGAATTTGGTCAACAGCTTCCCAATCCAATGTGATTGGAGCAATTAGTGTTGGGAAAATACCAACAAACTTATATTGGCGAATCATGTCACCTTGTTTGTTGTATTGATTAACTAATGCGTCTGATTTGTAGTCGGTAGGACTAGTTGAACCAGTTGTTCTGAGGTTTCCTTGAAAAGAATTGATAGCATTTGTCCATGTTTCCATTGCATTCCTGATTAGAAAGTCCTCATCATTCATAATGGTGACACTCCATGGTGCAAATGTTCTATCCCCAGCTATCTTAACCTGACGGCCAAAGTAGGGAATCAAAACTGTTCCCAATGTAGCTTCCGGAATCTGTGAAGTTCTTACCATAAATGGGGTCTTCAAATCACCAGTTGCATCAATTGGGTTGAGAATTTGAACTTGGAACAGACTAGGACGGGCACCACCAAACTCTAGTTGAGCTTTAATATCGTTGACGTTAAATGCCATTTTGTGAGTCTCCTGTAGTCTCGTTTATTTATTAGAACTGTCCAACAACCTCTGAGAATTCAACACCACTTCTTACAGCTACAAAATTAAGCTGAATGAAGTTGATTGAACGTGCTGGTTTAACATAAATGTCACCAACAAACTCATTACGGTCGATTACTTCGCCAGTATTGTTTGTTTCGTCACAAACCACTCTAAAGTCAAAGATACCTCTACGGCCTTGTACGTCTCTAAGGAATGGTTCAACTAGATTTCTAAACTGAGCTCTTGTAAACTCATCATTGAATTCGAACAATGAAAACTTAGCTGCAGTTGAGATAGCTTTTTCAAGAACAATGAACAATCTACGAACATTAATTCTATCAAAAGCAGATGGTTGTCCTAGCAATGTTTTATCACCAAACAAAACTGTTCCTTGACCAGAGAAGGTAACCACTGGGTTAATATCTCTTTTATACAAGAAGTCTCTTTGTGCTTTGTTAGGATTCAATGCTAGTTTAGTAATATTCTTGATTCCACCACGGTTAAAACCAGCTGGTGAGAACCAAGCATCTCTTTGATTGTCTGTTCTTACACATGTACCAGCTACATCACCATTTAGTGGGACATATCTATATACATCATTATATTTGTCATACTGATATTTATATCCAGAGTCTAAGACAGCATATGATGTTGATGTCAAAGAGTTTCTAAAGGTTTCCATATCGGTTGTAGCTGTTTCATTATCAACCACATCTGCTCTTTGTGGTGAAATGAATACGAGAGCATCCTTTCTCACATCTGCAATATTATCGATGATATAGTTAGGAACACCTTCACCGTTAGTACCACCTCTTGAGGCACCAGCCATGATTAATGATACATCAACTTCATCAGGATTAGAAAACAGATTATATCCTCTAGCTGTACCGATCAAGTCATTATCATTGACAATTGTTAGATCAGTAGCA